GACACCGGAAGACATTAACTACCAAACAACGTTGACGGGGGTGTTGATCGAGGGGTCAACCGAATATGTCCGCCGCAACAACGGCGTTAATTCGTCGTTTGCGGGCTGTAATCCCGAAAAATTCCTGCAATACTATTCGGCCAACGGAACCGATACCACAGGAATCAAACCCGGAAGTAGCACCATAATTCGGGAAAGCGCTTTTACGGAAGAGGCCAACCCGGAACTGGTCGCCGCCTATCCAACCTACCGGGATTATCTGTTCGGAGAACATTTGCTGCAATATCCCGCAGCCTACGGCGCGCTGCTTCGTGATGGCAAGGCCAACACGCACCTGATCGGCGGTCTGCGGTTCGTCGACATCCACGGCGAAAGCGTTCCCCGTTATCCGGCCGCTGCGGCCGCTCTCGACTACGGCGTCACGGTCGAGGGCGCAACTACCGGACTGGAAGCGGGCGCATGGTGGCTGCCGTCCGTCGATGAAGTCTACCTGCTCATGCACGACCGCGTGCTAACGTCCGCCGACCGGGAAAGCGACCCTGTAAACCGCACGCTGTCGCGCCTCGGTAAGACGACCTGCTACGGATCGGGTTATTATCCGTGGACATCGTGCGAGTACAATTCCAACATCGCGTTCGTCTACAACGGCGGCACGGGCGGCGTGGGCAGCAGCTACAAGTATAACGCGGGCGCCGTGCGTCCGGTTTCCGCTTTGTAAAAACAGTTTTCAGTTTTTAATTCCCGCGCCGCATCGCGTCGGCGTGCGGTGCGGGTTCGCAAGTTAGACCTATGGCAAAGAAATTATCTATCCTCGACAAAACGTTCCAACTGGCGTTGCTCCTGCATCGCCGGACGGCGGAATTCAATCGCAAATACAAATTCACTATCGGCGACCGCATCGACGTTGTGGCAGAGGAAGCGCAGGAAATGATACTGCGGGCGAATCATCAAACCGACCCGAAACGGGCCGCACAAATCATCTACGATTTCGTCCTGCGTATTGACACCCTGTCGCTAAAACTGCGGATGGCCGTTGCGCTGGGTCTGATGAGTGACGACGCAAAAGCACAATGCGATATGCTTATCGCAAAGATTAAAGACGAGGCGAGGGGTTGGCGAAACTATTTTCTGCGTGGCGAGGGTGTCGTCGGCAAGAGCAACGGGCCGTCGGCAGAGAGCCTATAATTATTATTTTGAAAAGGGTTTGCATACTATCATTCATAGTTATACCGACAATGCAAAAAACTGGCGAGTACAATTCCAACAACGCGTTCATCTACAACGGCAACACGGGCAACGTGAACAACAACAACAAGTATAACACGAACGCCGTGCGTCCGGTTTCCGAATTTCAAGGTAATGTAGACCCTTTCGCCTCGTTCTATAAATCAATGCGGGCGGCATATCGCCTATGCTTAAAAAACAAAGTGCATACCGCTAACGCGATACGCTTTTGGCTTGATGAAGAAAGCGAGCTTGTCGCGCTCGCCCGCGAGGTGTTCAACTGCGAATATGTCCCGCGGCAATCCATCGCATTTATCGTTACGAAACCATGCCTGCGCGAAGTGGTAGGCGCCGATTTCCGCGACCGAATCGTGCAGCACTATATCGTCATGCGCCTCGAAGCTCTTTTCGAGGAATGCGGAACACTCGACGATAACATGTTCAGTTGCCGCGTCGGGAAAGGCAACCTTGCGGCCATACAGGCCCTACAACAGCAGATATTCCACCAGTCGAAAGGTTATACCGCCGACTGTTATGTGGCAAAATTCGACCTGCAATCATTCTTTATGAGCATCGACAAACGCCGTCTTTACGACGAGTTGGTCGCATTGGTCGCCAAACGCTACGAGGGATGGGATAAGGATACGCTGTTGTATCTTATCCGCGTCGTTACGCTGCATAATCCGCAGGACAACGCCGTGCGGAAAACTCCACTTTGCGATTGGGCTGACCTGCCGCGCTCGAAGAGCCTCTACAATGTCGATTGGTTCCTCGGTTTAGCCATCGGGAACCTCACGTCGCAATCCGACGCGAATTTCTACAACGCACCCGCGATGCGGTGGATGCGCTCCGTTGGCCTCGCTCCTGTGAACTACGTCGATGATTTCGCATTCGTCGTCCGGGATAAGGCATCGTTTCTTACGGCCATGCCTTATATTCGAAACTATTTCGCCGCAGAACGGGGACTGACGATGCACCCGCGGAAATTCTACCTGCAACACTACTCGAAAGGCATCAAGTTTTTAGGTGCGGTTATCAAATACAACCGCGTCTACACGAACAACCAAACCGTCGCACGGTGTTTCGGAAAGATTCACTACTACAACGAAGCGTGCCGACACAGTAGCCGCCGCAAGGCCCGGCATGTCGAGAAGCTGGCGACAATCCTAAACTCCTATTTGGGGTTGATGCGGCATTTCGATACGTTCAACATTCGTAAACGCATCGCCGCAGAGGTCGGAACCGTATGGTGCGACTATATCCGTTTCGACGACGACATCACGACGGCAACGGTCGTCAAACATTTCCGGCAACGGGAAATCTGCAAATACAACGTCCGCAAACAACGCAGACGCGATTTATTCACACTCAAAAACTTACTCAACGATGGAAACACAGCAGCAAATTAACGAATTACAGTCGCGCCAGTTGGAACTGCGCGCGATCATGGCATCGTCGGACGAACGGGCCGCGAAATGCTTCAAAAACGGAACGTCGTTTCGTGAAACATACCCCGACGATTTCGCCCGATACGAGGCCGCAAACACCGAATACAACCGAAACGAACAGACGCTGGCCAAACTCGAAGCGACGCGAGATGCGGAACGAGCCGAGGAAGAGCAGGCGCATAACATCGACGCCGTATGAACCCGCTAACCGAACAATCGACAATGACCGAAACCGTCGTGCAGAACTCGGCGACAGCGATATTGACGTCGATTTTCTATCAAGCGCTTGCGGATTCGATCATTTGGTTGGTCGTTGCAGCTGTGGTTATCGTCTGCGATCTCTTTTTCGGCTGTGAAGCAGCCCGAAAAAGGGGTGAGCGTGTGCGCATTTCGCGGGCAGTTCGCCGCACGGTCAACAAAATGTGCGAATACCTGTGCTGGGTCATGCTCGGCATTACTATTTCGATAGGATTTGCCGCCGACTGGCTGAAATACCTGATTTTCGCCATCATTTACGGTAATGAACTATCGTCGTGCTTGTCTAACTATTTTGCAGCAAAAGGCAAGCGGATAACATTTAACGTCTTTTCGTTGCTGGGGCGACGGCTCGGTATTGACGAACTCGAACAATGCCACATCGAGGAAGACAACCGGGCTGAAAAAGTAAATAAAGACACATATTAAATCGGATTCGATATGAATTACATTTTGAAAAAGGCCCTCGAAATGGCCGCAGTTTTGGAAAAAGTGAGCGACTTTTTCCTGTTCAAGTCGAACCGCATTCTGCACCTGCTCGGATGCCTTATCGGTTCAGCTTTACTCGGCTGGGAATTTGGCGTCGGCGCAGGATTGACGGCTGAAATCAAAGATATGCAAAGCGGCGGACGCTGGGACTGGCTCGATATTGCCGCCGACGCTATCGGTACGCTGGTCGGCGAGATCGTACATTTCGCAATCTTCAAACGCTGGTAGGTATGGCACAGCATTTCACTCTTTCCGAATTGCTCCACTCTGACACGGCGGAAGCAAGGGGAATCCAGAACACGCCGCCACACGACGTTCTCCGACGCCTGAATTACCTAATGGATAACTGCCTCGACCCAATCCGTCGGCTATGGGGCAAACCTATCGGCGTAAACAGCGGGTATCGGTCGCCAGCCCTCAATGCTGCCGTCGGAGGCGTGGCGACCAGCCAGCACGTCAAAGGCGAAGCCGCTGATATAACGACGGGAACGGTCGAGGGGAACAAGCAACTATTCGACATGATCTGCGCAAGCGATATTTCGTTCGACCAACTTATCGACGAACGCAATTTCCGCTGGCTTCACATTTCCTGTAAAATGGGAGGCATCGGTAATCGTCGTGCTATCCTGCATTTGTAAGCCTATGAAAAGATACTATTTCGCAATAGTGGCAGCCGTTCTACTTTGCGCGTGTGCATCCACGCGCAACACCTCGCGTTCATCCACACAGGAGCGCGTCGAAGAGCGGGCCGAATCGGAGCGGCAAACCTCAACGCAGGAGCAGACGGAGGAGCAGCGCGACGTCGTAACGATTTCGAAAACCACGACGGAAACGAAATCGACGACAACCATCTACGATACGAGCAGCCCCGCTGCCGACAGCTTGGGAATCCCGCCGCCCCAGCAGACGACCACAACGGAAACGAAAACCACAAACACGACGGCAACCGTCGATAAATCCGTTATTCGTCAGATCGTCGACGAGCAATTACGCGAAGCCGCCAACGAACAAACCACGACGAACAAACAGGAAGACACAAGCACGGAAGAGATCAAAGAGGATTCGACACCGAAGAACCTGCGTTGGCTCGGCATCATTGCAATCTGCACAACTGTCATTATGGGATGTTTTTTCGTACTCCGTTTTGTCGGTCGAAAATAAGTTTATATCTTTGTACCGATGTCGTTTTACGGCATCGTGCGTTGTGCGGGTGTTGCTTCGGCGACCCCGCATTTTTGCAAAAGTTGTCAAATTGTTGTCAAATATTTTTCACCTCGATTCGCAATTTGCTGAATATAGGGTTTATACGTTAGATAAATACAAGGTTTCCTAACCCTAGATTCGCGTTCGAGTCGCGGTGAGACTACAAGGAGAGAAACCTCGGTTTCTCTCCTGTTTTATAAACCCGCCGGGCAGGCCTCCGATCTCTTCAAATCTCTTTCGGGAAGAGAAAATTCCGACATTTACATTATCTTTGCGGCGGATAAACCTCCGCTCAGACAGGCGGCGTCCCGGCACGGTTCGAATAAATTCGTCTCTGCCCCCGGCCTGCACTGTCTTTGCCCCGAAAACAACGATACGATGGAATCACTCAAGGAGTTGTACAAAATAGGCAACGGCCCGTCGAGCAGCCACACGATGGGTCCCAAGAAAGCCGCCGAACGTTTCGCCGAACGCTGTCACGATGCGGACGCCTACCGCGTGACGCTGTACGGGTCGTTGGCCGCCACCGGCAAAGGCCACCTTACCGACGCCGCGATCCTCTCGGTGCTGGCGTCTCTCGCTCCGACCGAAATCGTCTGGAAACCGGAGGTCGTGCTGCCCTTCCACCCCAACGGCATGCTGTTCGAAGGGCTGAAGGCAGGCAATGTCGCGGACAGCTGGACCATCTACAGCATCGGCGGAGGTGCGCTGGCAAACGAGACGTCGCGTCTCGAAACGCCGCACAGCATCTACCCGCTGACTACCGTCAGCGAGATCAAAGCGTGGTGCAGCCACGAAGGCAAGACTTACTGGGAATACGTAACCGACTGCGAAGGTCCCGAAATCTGGGGTTACCTCGACGAGATATGGACCGTGATGTGCGAGACGATCCAGCGCGGCCTGAACAACGACGGCGTACTGCCCGGAGGGCTTAAAGTCGCCCGCAAAGCCAGCACCTACTGGGTCAAATCGAAGAGCTACACCGATTCGCTGAAATCCCGCGCCCAGATTTACGCCTATGCGCTGGCGACTTCGGAGGAGAACGCTTCCGGCGGCACCGTCGTAACGGCCCCGACGTGCGGCTCGTGCGGCGTCGTCCCGGCGGTGCTCTACCATCTGGCCAATTCGCGCAACTTCCTGCGCATCCGCATCCTGCGGGCGCTGGCCACGGCGGGACTCTTCGGCAACGTCGCCAAGACCAACGCTTCGATTTCGGGCGCCGAAGTCGGCTGTCGGGGCGAGGTCGGCGTGGCCTGCGCCATGGCTGCCGCCGCGGCCTGCCAGTTGTTCGGCGGCACGCCTGCGCAGATCGAATACGCCGCGGAGATGGGACTCGAACACCATCTGGGATTGACCTGCGCCCCCGTCTGCGGACTTGTGCAGGTCCCCTGCATCGAACGCAACGCGATCGCCGCGGCCAGAGCCTTCGACGCCAACGCCTACGCCACGCTCTCCGACGGTTC